CAGAAATTATCAAAGCCAAGAGTTCTGAGTATCATCAATGCGAAACTCGCATCGAGAACTTAACCAAGAAGCTCCAAGGTGATCGGGGTGAGAGGATGAAGAAGATGCAGAAAGAAAATGCTTCGTTTCTATCTATTGTTCAGCTTTTCCAAGAAGAGGAAGAAAGAAAGACAATGATAAGGATAGCAGAGATGCAAAAAGAGGCAGTAAAGAAAGAAGCCGAAAGATTAGAAGGAATGGCAGAATGGAAAGCAAGAGTTTTAGGAATTGGTCAGCAAGATGTCTTATGATTGTAAAGAGTGTGGCGAGTCTTTTGATTCATTAAGAAGTCTCCACGCACACATAAAGAAACACGGTAAACTCCTTGGAGATTACTATGTGGATAATTATGCAAGGAAAGACAAACTAACTGGAGAACTAATCGAGTTTAAAAAATACGATCAGTATTTCGCTGCTGACTTCATCAATAAAAGAAATATGAAAAAGTGGTGCAAAACAGCACCCCGTAAAGAGGTTAAAGAATATATTATAAAATCTTTAAAAGAAAAATTACAAAGCAAGGGGCTCAAAGCTGGACCCCCTTCCACTTATCTGCAAACGGCAGGATTGCCCGACATAGACATCTGCAAAGAGGTATTTGGCAGCTATAGCGAGACTTGTAAGCAATTTGGTATGTTGCCCATGTTCTCGGGGCAACTACCAAATGAATTTAAGAACGATTACACAAACACACCTATACTGGTAGACACTAGAGAACAGAAGCCACTGCATTTTAACAATTCTGAGTTTTTGAAGTTGGATGTTGGGGATTACGCTGTTGGAGGAGATTTATATGACTATACATTCGTGGATAGGAAATCTTACCAGGATTTCTGTGCTACAATTACTAATGGCTACGCTAGATTCGCAAAAGAGCTAGAAAGATGTAGATCAATGGGATGTATGTTATTTGTGGTTATAGAAACTGCCTTTGACAAGATGTGGGCAACTAATAGGGCGGGATACAAAAAATTTAATTTAGATTATGTTTACCATAGGATGCGAGAGATACAGGCTGAGTATTCAGATTGTTGTCAATTTGTGTTTAGTGGATCTAGACGTAACAGCGAAGAAATCATACCCAAAATTCTTGTTTTAGGAAAAAAACTTTGGACAGTTGATGTTCAGTATTTTTGGGGCAAACAACTTAAAGAAGATGGCTTGGAAAACAGGAACACAAAAACTACACAGAGAGTTCAAAGATATAAATCAGTCGATTCTAAACAAAGAGGGGTATTTGGAGGAAACTGAAGCAAAAGTTTTGCTTTATAAGTTTCTTAGAGAAAATCCCTCCTTTGCTTGTGAACTCTTTACTGGGGTAAAATTATTCCCCTTCCAGCATATGTCTATTAAGGCTATGATGGAGTCCGACTACTTTTTGGGCATATGGAGCCGTGGAATGTCCAAAAGCTTCTCTACGGGCATTTTCGCGCTATTAGACGCTATTTTAAATCAAGGTGTCCAGATAGGTATTTTGTCTAAGTCTTTTAGGCAGTCCAAAATGATCTTCAAAAAAATTGAGGATATTTCAAAAAGCCCCAAAGCAACCTTTTTCTCTCAATGTATTACAAGAGTCTCGAAAATGAATGACGAATGGGTCATGGAGATTGGTCGGAGTAGCATCCGTGCTCTTCCACTTGGTGATGGTGAGAAACTTAGGGGTTTCCGTTTCCAGCGAATGATCATTGATGAGTTATTGTTAATGCCCGAAAAAATTTACAACGAGGTTATTATACCATTCTTGTCTGTCGTGGAAAACCCTACAGAGAGGCAGGAGATCTATGATTTAGAAACTCAAATGATAGAGAAGGGTAAAATGAAAGAAGAGGATAGAAGAGTTTGGCCAAACAACAAAATTATAGGTCTTTCCTCCGCTTCTTACAAATTTGAATACTTATACAAAATATACCAGCAGTATGAAGCTTTAATCTTAAATGAGAACAAGCAAGATGGAGCCCATAGGACAATTATGCACTTTAGTTATGATTGTGCTCCCGAACAACTATATGATCAGAATCTGATTAGCCAGTCTAAGGCGACCATGAGCGACTCTCAATTTGAGAGGGAGTTTGGAGCTATTTTTACTGATGATAGTTCAGGATACTTTAAAGTTAGCAAAATGGCAGCTTGCACCATTCCTGATGGAGAGGGACAAAGTATCGAGGTTGTAGGTAATACAAAAGATGAATATATATTGGCTTTTGACCCATCTTGGTCAGAGAGCGAAAGTTCTGATGATTTTGCGATGTTGTTAATTAAATTAAACAAAAACACCCGCAAAGGAACCGTGGTTCACAGCTATGCTCTATCTGGAGCTAATTTAAAAACGCATATTAAATATGCCGCTTATCTACTAACCCACTTTAATATCGTTGCTGTAGTGGGTGACTACAATGGAGGGGTTCAATTCTTAAACTCTTGCAATGAAAGTGACATCTTCAAAAAGAAAAATCTTAATTTAGGTGTCATAGAAGCAGATTTAGACAAAGCTCAAGATTATGAGAAGAATTTACGAAGAGTTAGAAATCAATATAATCTAAAAGAAAAGAATATTGTTTTTCTCAGAAAGCCGACTTCTGCATGGATTAGGATAGCCAATGAGTCGCTACAGTCAGCATTTGATCACAAAAGGTTATTTTTTGCGGGGGCAGCAATGAATGATGACTACAACAATCAAAGAAAAGCTAGAGTTCCAATAAAAGAATTAAAATTTATTAGAAACGACCCTAATGAGAGAGGCACTAATGGCGCGAGAATGATTGACTTTGTAGAGCATCAAAAGGACATGATGGACTTAATTAAAGTTCAATGTGCATTGATACAAATTACGACTTCTGTGCAGGGAACTCAAAGTTTTGATTTGCCGCCTAATCTCAGAAAACAAAGCGGTGCAGACAAAGCAAGGAAAGACTCTTATTCTGCCTTAGTTTTAGGCAATTGGGCTATGAATGTTTTTTACGATATGAACTCAGAAGACATAGGTAATGTTCAACAAACATTTACTCCAATGTTCATTTCTTAACTTTTAAAAGTTGAAAGTTAACTTTGGGGTGTAAGATAGTTTATATCTATGTCCAAAAGAAAATATACTAAACGTTCTGAATATTGGAATCAATTTAACCCCCAAGAACACCCATCTCACCCGAGTAAAGAAGAACCTTCTCCTGAATTGTTGGGAGAGCCTTTTTACACTTCAGATGCATCATTTAGTGAAGTATCAAAAGCAAGAAGGCAGGGTTTAACAGAGTCCAGTTTTAAGGGCTCCCGATATAATAGGGCAGCTTTTGCACAAACAAAAGATAGGTTTTCTAGTATTAGGAGGGGTTTGTTGCCTTATGAGTATGCGGCTGACGGTGTGACTTGTAGGGATGCAATTGAATTGTGTCAGAAGGCTTATTCTAATGTGGCGGTTTTCCGTAATGCTATAGATATAATGTCAGAGTTTACAAATACCGATATTTACTTAGAGGGAGGGACTCGCAAAAGCAGAGAATTTTTTTATGAATGGTTTAAAAGGGTAAATATAATTAATTTAAAAGATCAGTATTTTAGAGAATATTACAGAAGCGGAAATATATTTTTATACAGAATAGATGGAAAATTTCAAGCTCAAGATTACGCAAAATTAATTAATCAGGTAGGATCTATAGGAAAAGGAGGTAACAGTATACCTTTGCGTTATGTATTACTTAATCCTTACGATGTAGTCGCAAAAAGAGCTACTACTTTTACTTACAGCGGAGCTTATCAAAAAGTTTTATCTGATTACGAGATAGCTAGATTGGCTAGCCCTCAAACAGACGAAGATTTAGCTATATTTCAAAGTTTAGACTTAGAAACACAACAAGCAATTAGAGACGGCTCCTACTCGCGAAAAGGTTTGTCGTTAGACCTAGATCCGAATAAATTAAGTTATTCTTTTTATAAAAAGCAAGACTACGAGCCATTTGCCATTCCTTTTGGATTCCCTGTTTTAGAAGACATCAATGCAAAGCTAGAACTTAAGAAAATGGATCAGGCAATTACTAGAACGGTTGAAAACGTTATATTGCTTATCACTATGGGTGCAGATCCAGATAAAGGTGGTGTTAACCCAAACAACATGGCGGCGATGCAAAATCTATTTAAAAATGAGAGTGTTGGTCGTGTGTTGGTTTCAGACTATACTACAAAAGCAGAGTTTATCATTCCTGAATTAAACTTAGTTTTGGGTCCAGAGAAATATCAAATTCTGAACGAAGACATTAAGCAGGGTTTGCAAAACATTGTGGTCGGGGAAGAAAAATTCAACTCTACACAAGTTAAAGCTCAAATCTTTATTGATAGATTGCAAGAGTCTAGATACGGATTTTTAAATGATTTTTTAAACAAAGAAATTAAAAGAATTGCTAAGAACCTTGGCTTTAGGTCATGGCCAGAGGCTAGGATGAAGGATATTGATATGAGGGATGAAGTTCAGCTTATGAGGGCTTCTACTCGACTTATGGAGCTTGGTATCATTACACCAAAACAAGGAATGGAAATGTTCCATAATGGAAAGTTCCCCGAGCCAGATCAACTTAACGATGCTCAAAAAGACTTCTTAGAAGAGAGAGAGCAGGGATATTACAACCCAATAGTGGGTGGGGTTCCAGTATTTTCTCCTAATGGTGGGCCAAAGAAACAAGCGGGAAGACCAGAGGGAACTACTGATATCCCTCTTGCAAATGCAAAATACTCTAGAGCTAGCATACAAAAAACTATCTATGAAATAGATAACTTAATTCATGAAGCAAAGGGTAAAATAAGCAAAAAACTTAAGGTTGATAGCTTAAGTTCTGATCAAGAGGATATGGTTAATACTCTCTGTGAATCTATTGTTTGCTCACAAGCTAAAGAATATTGGGACGAAACGCTAGAATCGTGTGTAAAGGATTTTAACGAAATAGAAAATTTGAATACTTTAAAAGAAGTTTTAGATATTTCTGCCGAACACACTTTAGACACATATCCATCAGCCATTTTATATCATAGCCATGAACAAGAATAACTGCAACATCGAAGTATCCATTTCTGCTGAAGAAATTCAAGCGAAGTTGGATAAGAAGCAATACGACAAAATTGATAAAAAAGAACTCAAGCAAGACACCAAAAAGGAAAAAGTCGAGCATGAGAAGGACGCTATCAAGGATGATAAGAGCAAGATCAAAAAACTAGATAAGGGTGCTCCTTCAGAGAAAAAAGACGCAGAGAAAAAGGCTTTAAAGAAAGATATGAAGTTCGACAAGGACTCCAAGAAAAAGATGGAGGGTGAAAAAATCAAGCCCAAGAAAAGCTACGCTCAAATGCTCACAGACATTGCTGCCGAAAGATTCGGTAAAAAAAAAGAAGTGAATTAAAAGATAGTGACTTTCTTGATCCCGAAAGAAGGTCATTTCCTGTTTTATCAGCTAGGGATGTGAAAAATGCTGTAAGCAGTTGGGGAAGATATGAGGGCTCTATGAGCTTTGAGGAATTTAAAAGCAAACTTATCAAAAGGGCTAAAAAAATAGGGGCAGAAAGTGCTCTTCCTAAAAGTTGGATGGAGAAAAAGTAATGGATTACAAATACACTACAACTTTTGAGGCTCTCTTACTTCCTTGTGAAATCAATGAAGCTTCTTTAATTTCTAAGGCTTCCTTGGAAAATTTAGAACCTTTAGTTCCAAAAGACATCAATTACGAGAGCAACAAAGATCTTTTGGGTGTTGCCTTTAATGCGGCTGTAGTAAATAAATTTAATAAAAATGGTGATGGGATGGATACTTCTACTGCGGTGAGGTATACTAAAAACTTTATCCATAAGCCTACAAACATAGAACACGACAAACAAAAAGTTGTGGGTCATATTGTTTCTGCGGGATATAGTGATTTTGCTTCAAGTCGTTTACTTGGAGAAGAGGAAGTAAAAACAATTCAAGAGCCTTTTAATATTGCTCTTGGGGCAGTTTTATACAAAACGGTTAATCCTAATTTTACAAATTTAGTAGAAAAATCTTTAGACCCCGAAGATAACGCTTATCAGAAAGTATCAGCTAGCTGGGAAGTAGGATTTAATGATTTTGTTTTAGCCGTGGGGAGTGACATTTTAAGTGATGCAAAAATTGTCAGTGACCCCGAGGAAATCATGGAATTACAAGGTAATTTAAGGAGTTATGGGGGGTCTGGTAAAACTGATGATGGCGAAGATATTTATCGTTTAATTATGGGTGATATATACCCATTGGGAATTGCATATACAATGAATCCCGCTGCCGATGTGAAAGGGTTGTATGGGGAAAGCCCCAAAACCAACAAAGTTTTTATAAATGATAAACGTGATAAAATTTCACAAAATAATAATTTAAATGTAAACAACCAAAAGAACATCATTGATATGGAACTTGAAAAGACTCTTAACGAACTAAAGGATCTTCTTAATGAGAAGAAATTCTCTAAAGAAGCTGTCGCTTCAATGACTGATACTTTTGCAGACGCTATTCGCCAACGCGACGAGCAATATCGCAAAGATATCGAGGAGCAGCGATTGGCGAAAGAAGGTAAAATCAAAGAAATGGAAGATCTCAAGTCTTCTGTCGCTGAACTTGAAGAAAAGCTTGGCTCTGCCAACGAGCGGATTTCTCACTTCGAAAATGAGAAAAAAGCCGATGAAGCTGTAGCATCGTTCAACCAGCGCATGGAAGATATTGACGAAAAATTTGAACTTGATGATCAAGATCGCGAATTTCTCGCTTCCGAACTTAAGAGTCTAGAAGATCAAGAGGCTTACGAGGCATTCGCTTCCAAACTTGAAGTTTTGTGGAAACACAAAAACAAAGAAGTTCAAGCTGAATTTGATGCCCAGATTCAAGCCCGTATTGATGAAGAAGTCGCAAAAAGAGTCTCTAATGCTTCTGAGGAAGAAGTCGAAGTAGAGCAAGCTCTTGACGATGCTGAAGCTGTTGATGCTCCAGTTGCTAATTCCAATGAAGCTGTTGCTTCTGAGGAGCCAAGCCTTCGCGACAAGTTTAAAGCAGCGTTTTCACGCGACAACATTGAAATTTCTTAATTTAACACTATAAAATTATGGCATTACGAATTCTACCATTCAGACAATACTCTGATCACGATGTAGTTAACCTCTATTCTCATCTTGAGGGTGATGTTAACGATAACACCATTAGCTCTGGTCGCGGTGACGCTGGCTTGTTTGTTAAGGTGCATGCAGGTAACTTCGATCTTGATCCCATCACGTATCAGGACAGGGCATATCTCGGTAAGAGAGATTATCCCTTTCTTGGAACTGCTGAGATGTATCCCGAAGTTAATCTTAAAATCACAGGAGCCGAAGGAGGAGATCTCCCACTCGGATTAACCCTTTTCCAAACCGCTAAAAACGATGAAAACGGGCAAAAACTTCTTTACAACCCAGAAAAGCAACTTGAAGCACAAGCAATGCTTCCAGGACAAGCTGTTCCTGTAGCTACTAAAGGAATCTTTACCTTGGCTGCTGCTGCATTCGACGGACCTATCACCGACTATGCTCCAGGAAACAGGATTAAGATCTCTGATGCTACTCCAGGAAAAGTTACTGGTTTTGCAGTATCTGCGTTAAGTGCTGGTTCTGGAGCCTTGTTTGAGGAGCAGAAAAGCTTTGGTCATGTTCTCGGAACTGGTCATCGCGGAAGTGTCGGAATTACCACGGATCAATTCTCTGGTAATTATATCGTTGTATCGTTTGATTGTAACTAATTTCAGAAAGGATTTTTTATCATGAATATTACTTTAAAAAGAACCCCAGAACAAGTTGAACTTGTTAAGGCTATGGCTTCTCGCAACCGCAATGTTGCATACGAAGCGCAGGTTGCACTGGCTGAGTTTATCGGACCTGTATTGGCCGAAGTTCTCAACAATGCTCCTACGGTCAGCACCTTGTTCAAATCACTTCAGTTTAATGCTGATGATAACCCAAGCATCCCGCTTGATCTCTACTACGACATCTCTGACGAAGATTACGTCAGGATTTGGAGTCAGACTCATGCAGGTGGTCTTCCCAGTAACCAAGTGTTGCCAACCGCTTCTGAATTGAAAGTGGCTACTTACAACCTTAATGCTGCGGTTGATTTTGATCGTCGTTATGCTGCTAAAAGCCGCATGGACGTTGTTGGTAAAACTTTTACTCGCGTTGCACAAGAACTTCTTCTTAAGCAGGAGCGCACTTCCGCTACTTTGCTTATGACTTCTCTTGCAAATGCTACTATTAAAACCTCGCCTAACTTCAATGGTTCGCAGGTTTTCCGCTCTACTCTTACAGGATCACTCCTCATGGATGACTTTAATAATCTTCAAACTCTTGCGAAGCGTATTAATAGCTCATGGATTGGTGGAACTCCTACCACTCGCGTTCGTGGAATTACGGATCTTATCATGTCCCCTGAGGCTGTAGCTAGCATTCGTGCAATGGCTTATAACCCTGTAAACACCCGTGGTGGTGATGGTGCGGGAGGCGTAGGAGATGCTACAGACGCTAATCCTCTTGCCGCTCCTGATTCTGTCCGTGAGGATCTTTTCAGGAATGCAGGAGTCAATAGCTTCATGGGTCTTAACATCCTTGAGTTCAATGAGATGGGTAAGAACGAGAAGTTCAACACTATCTTTCAGACTGCCGCTGACACTACGACTTATGACACCTTTGGTGATTCTGCGGGTGCTGGTGCTGCTGCTTTTGATGGCTCTGCCAGTGAAATCGTTGTCGGTGTTGATCGTAGCCGCGATTCTCTCATGAGGGTTGTTGCTACTGATTCCGAAAGCGGAAGCGAAATGACTCTTCTTGCTGACGACCAGTATAGCGTTCGTCAGAATAAGATTGGCTACTACGGTGCAATCGAAGAAGGTCGTGTTGTCCTTGACAACCGTGTCCTTTGCGGAGTTATCGTATAATACGCGACCCCTACATTTAAAAGAAGCCACTCCCTGCGGGGGGTGGCTTTTTTTTTGTAATTTATTATTTAAGTGTATATAATATTGTATGGCTAAAAAGAAAACAGCTAAAAATAAAGAACAGCCGTTTACGGAAGTTACAACAGGACAAGAACAACCTGCTCAAAAAGGCTTACTAGAAGAGCTTGAGGAGTTAAAGAAAAATGGTGAAACTAGCACTGCTAGATACAAAGATCTCTTAAAAGAGGCAGAGGTTATCTTTGGGACTGGAGAGATGAATTCTTTTGGGACTAATGACCCAGAGGAACTTAAAGACAGGTTGGGTAAAATGAGCAAAGCTGATCTTCAAGCCCTTTCTAAGAAAGTAGGCATTAACCCTTTTTACGAAAAAGAAATTGTTATTAATAACATCATGAAAGAATTTCATCGTTATCAGAACAGGAATACAGCTTTCGCAGCCCCCCAGCCTATTGAGACACCTGTATTAGATCCAAATAACCCTCAACATAAAGAACTTATTGATTGGTTAAATAGCTAAACGAGTGTAATACACTATATGCCGAACGTATTAGAAGATCTCGCCTCAGGAATTGTTGTCACTGAGTTTGATAGTGACACAGGTATAGCCACAGTATCAAACGTTAGTGGGTGGCTTTTTGAAAATTTAGGACAAGTAAATACTTATCTTTATACAGATTTTAGTGGAGAGAGTGCAAGTGGAACGTATGGGGTAATGGATACAGAAGCACAGAATGTGCTTAAGGAGCTATACCTTTCTAATTACTACAATAAAGAGGCGAGAAATGCCCTTAGAGGCATTACACACTCTTCTGTGAGTGGAGACAACGTTTTGTCCCTGCGAGACGGTGAGAGTGCCGTTACGTTCGTTAATCGCAATGAGGTGTCTAAGGTCTACAGAGGTCTTGCCTCTGATTGCATGGATAAGGTTATACAGTTAGCTTCTCAGTATAATATATACCAAGCTCAACCCCGACAGTTGGGGGGGATAGATGGTAGCGGAGATGGCTACGTTGTAGGATTCCAATACTAAGACTGAAGCTTTTTCTTATCCTTAAGATATTGAGCGCGAAGCTCTGCGTCTTTTTCTGGATTAGCCTTCCTTGCGGCTGCGAACTCTTTTTTAAGCTCACCTAGAGTTTTAGGGATCTCTTTTTTGGGAGCCTCCTTCTTAGGAATCTCTTTCTTAGGAACAGCCTTTTTAGGGGTTTCTTTTTTAGCTGCCTTTTTAGTATCTGATTTTTTGCTTTGCTTCATTATGAGTTTCTCCAAATTTTTACTATTTCCGCTTCAGTTTCAATCTTACTTCCCTTGTATGGCACATTTGCGAGTTTCGCATAAGTCTTCACTTCTTCTTCAGAAGCTTTCCTCAAAGTGTTCTTGAGGTGCTCAATCTTTTCAAACTTCTCCTTAAGGGATTTGGACCCAGAAGGTTTAGTTGGTGCCTTTTTAGGAGCCGAAACAATATCTTCTTTTTTAGAAGGGAAAGTTTTTTTAGGTGATTTTTTAAAGTCCATGATTATTCATGAGGTCCAGCTATTTTAGAAACGCCACTCATAAAGAGACCTGCACTAGTGTCAGCGGGTCCACCAATTTGAGCAGAGAGACTTAAATCAACTGTTTGGTTAGATCCGATTGCGCTAGAGAAGCTTTCCGAATCTACTTTAACACCTTTAAGGTCGTAAATAACAGCATCGGTTCCAGCTTCGTCTTTAAGCGTTACTGTGACATTCTGAGCACCCGAGTTAATAGTATCAACAAGGTTCATTGCAATCGTTTCATTAACGATAGCACTAATTCCCATGGTTACATTAACAGGGAAGTCAACCGCTCTAGCGAAAGGAAACTTGCTTCCAAGTCTATCAATAGGGCTCCTAGAAAGAGGAACACTAATAGAAACACTTTGAACGTGGGCTCCATCGTCTCCATCAAGGTCAGCAATAGTTTCCCCCACGATATTAGAGAGACTTACGGTAATATCACCTGGACGAAGTGCTGTAGGTTGACCAAGTTGCCCAGTTGATGGAGCAGGTAGCTCAACCTCAGGTGTTAATGATGTTCCTGCCTCTTGGTCAATTGCGGGACTGCTAATGCTATTAGCACTAACATCGGAGCGAACGTTTGCTCCTTCAAGAGTCACAGAAACAGTTGGTAAAGATCCTACAGAGAGGTCTACTGAATAGTCACTTAAGTAGCAGTTACCAATTCCAACAACATGGTCAGTGCCTACAAGAGCCGATTCCAAGTTTAGGTCTTTGCCATCAGGACCAGTAACAATAAAAGAATTAAAACCAGAACCACCGAGTAGGTGACCAGATGCAAAACCTGCGTCACTTGCCCTATTACCACCACCAGTTTTTACATAAAAACCTAAACATCTCTCATTAAATCCGTCTGTTAAATAATACGAAAAATCCGTTCCAACAGTTGGAGGATCGAGAACTAACGAGTCAATACGAGCCAATTGTCCAAACTGGTTTACG